GCAAGATATTTCAACTCCTTCATAATTGCCCTCATTGAGGCAAACTCCTCACCACCATCGGTGGCTACATCCATTAAGTTATCCAAAACTATTAATGTTGGAGGACAACCCCATAACTCTTCAAAGGCTTGCACTTCTTCATCAATGTCTTGTAATGTTGGTGATGATTCGAAGGACCAGACTATATGGCTCCCTTTTTGGAGGATTGCTTTAGTCCATCCAACATCAGTATTAAGTTTTTGTTCGACATCTGTTTGGTTCTTACCTGATATCATTGACGCTAGGCGCATAGCCATAGTGTGAGCATTGGTATCAGCGGATATGTAAAGAGTTGGAACATTAGTCTTTAGGGCAATCGCTAGAGCAAGTGTTGATTTACCTGCTCCAGGAGCACCCGCAAACATTGAAACTTCTGAACGCCTAATTATAATCTTGGACGCTTCGAATGATTTAAAACAACTAGGTAGAGGTTCCCCGCCAATAGAGGCACGACCCACAGACCTGACAAGTGTACGCATCTATCCCCCTACCTATTTGTTAAAACGGAAACTGTTCGTCTATTAATTTACTGGCTTGCATTGGTCTGCTCCCTGAGGCATTGGACAGACCCACATTGCGTAAGGATTCCCCGTCTTGCTGGAGATTCCCGACTTGTACTTCCGTGCCCAATGCCCTCAAGCAATACACTAAGTTCGTCCGCTGTGTTGGCTCTGACGTTAATTAAATCGCCAGTTCCAGTTTTGTATGATACTTGTAACTTCCAGTCTTCTGCCATTTATCCATCCTTCTTTGTCGAGAATTGACAATGAGCGGTGAGTCCGCACATGTATTGACAAGAGTTTGTGTTGGGCAAGAATATCCCTGCCTTTCGTGCTTTGTCAAATCCTTTTACCAAGAACTCCATTTTGTCATATGTATATCCTGATAAGTCAACCATCTCTACGGTATTACTACCACGAGACATATAGTAATTTCCCCAGTTAACTTCTATATCAAAAGTTTCCTCTAAACCAAGTTTGTAAAAACCTAGTTGCAAGGTACTGGTTGGGGTATTCTTAGATGTTTTGAGGTCAACAATTACTAGTTGCCCATTAACCTCAAAGATTCTGTCTATAACCATCTTGATTGGTACATCAGCCACTACTGGCATTAGTTCCAATTCGATTCCTGGTCTACCATCTGGTGCAATCCAAATTTTCCAATTGGGATTATGCTTGCGCCAAGCGATATACTCGCTGACCCATACAGGTCCCGCTGCTTGCCAAAAACTAACGTCTTCCTTATTTGGATTAAGTTTAGTAGCCTTACCACCTATACGAGCATTGGTTAGGTCAATGTCACCTTTACAAGCGTTCCAAGATTCTGTCCATAAATTATCGACATCATTTATCATAGGTTATCCCTATCATAGGTTTCGCAAGCAAGGTGGAATGCTGAACCGCCAACTGACCAAACAGATGGCTCCTCCTGTTTTTCCAGTAATCTACCAAGGTAGTACTGATATCCACAGGTTAGATAAGTGCTGAAAGCACTATAGGATATATGTTCTGGTAATGTATATTCTTCAAGTTGTATTGACATTAGATGAATTATACACAGGTATAGGGTTAGATGGAAGTCGGATGTGACTTCCATAGATTGGTACCTATGTGTATAATTGATATTAATATAATATATAATAAGACCCCGAAGGGGTCTATAATATAATATATAATTAATTATATATCGAAGGAGTACTATGTCAGAAATCGTTAATAATACCTTTTGGGCAGTATTTTATGGGTCTACTTTAGGAACCCTAACTGTATACCTAATTACATCCCTACTGGACGAGTACAGAAACAACAAGCATCGCAAGGAAATTGAACTCCTAATGGAGGAGTGGGAAGACCTAGAAGACTAGCAAAACACGAGAATAAACGACAAAAGACCCCCCTTCCTAGTATCTCTACTGGGTCGGGGGGTTTTCGTGTCTTAAAACGGCCTTTAAAGGCTAATTAGGGGTATTTATTTGGCTCCTAGACCGTACTCTTTTTCGGTCTTATCTGCCCACTTAGCCAATGGTGCGGCTACTGAACCGATTAGGATTGCATATTCTGGCGTAAGGTCAGCAGCCAGTGCTAGTCCCATTGTTACTGCCGATGCTAATACAGCACGAAGGTAAGACTTGACTGCAGCCTTAGTCTTTTTGCTCTTTAACTTAGCAATTAAATCTTTCATTTGTTCTCCTTCTTCGGTAAAGGCTTTGTTGCCGCTACCACTCTGTTTATTGTTGTTGCTTTTCCCAGCCAAGGAAACCAGGGTGATGTATCATTACCACAGTTATCTTTGATGGAAATATGTAGATGTTTATTATGTTGATTTACTCCGGTATATCTGGCTTCGCCATTCTTGGCTGACCAAATCTTACCTTGAAATATTAGATACTTAACTCTTGAATCTGACTGTAACTTCTCATAGATTTCAAAGCAGTCAATACCATTCTTAGGGTCGTGAGTTAAATCTGCTGCATACCCTGTATTGTGGTCTGAGTTAGGACTCTGCTTTAGATGAGCAGCAGATGGTAGCAGACCATCGCTGGCTTTCTTGCGCTTCGGTCTTAACGCCGTCGCTTGACGGAGAACAGCAATTGCAGCAGGTGTGGCTCTCTTTGCAACAGTCATTGTTTACTTCTTTCTTATCCATACTTGCCATCCCATACGTAATATATCTATATCTGATTTATGTTTTAATAGCCAGGCATTTATTGCTGGTTTAGGATTCTTATCTGTACCATCTGGATGGTCCCACTCATAATCATCAAATGCCATAATACCGCCAGGCTTTAATAAGTCCCAGGATAAGTTAGCATCTAAAGTAACTGATTCCGGTAGATGGTCACCATCAATATAAATAAAGTCATACTTAACATCTCTATGTTCTTTTAACCAGTCACCACTAAATGCTTTATGTGAGGCTACCTTCTTAGCATAAGGCTTTATCTGTTCCTTATATGCTTCTTGTATATCATCCCAGTCATAGACTGACTCATGAGGTAGGTTACCACACCAAGGGTCTATATCTACAAGCAATGATGTTGGGTCTGTAAGAATATTCTCTAGTAACCAAACAGATGCGTTGCCAGTAAAAACACCTATCTGTAAGAACTTAAGATTCTTTTTACCCTTGAACTCTGCTAATCCATTCTCAAAGTCTTGGACTGTGTTATTGTCGTAAAACCATTTAGGAAAGTTATCTGCTTTCATCCCCATTACTTTCTACTTTTGTATTAAGATTTCGTAGAGGGTATCTACTTTTTGTTCCAACCTATTGACCTGGTCTTTTACACTTGAGCCACCATTAGGGCGAAGTTCAGATAGATAGTGTTTAACTAAATGTCTAACTCCAACTGCTAGTGCTCCGAGTAAAGTGGTTATGGCAACTGCCAGTGCAGCCCAGTCGTTAGGTGTCATAAGTATTATACCGTTCTGATAGTTATCTCAATTACGCCGCCGAAACCATCAAACCTTTTATCAGGTGGGGTCATACGGGTAAACGAGAGTTGCTCAATAACTACCTGACGACTTTCGCCAGTAGTAAGGTCTTGCCAGGTAACAACATCGCCACCTTCTTCAACATTCTCTAGTAGTTGTAGACGTGCCAATGCTTTGCCTTCATATCCAGATACCACATTGTATCTATCTGTTTCAATGTCAAAACAATAAACAGGAAATCTCATAACTCTTTGACGAGGTGTAGCAATAGTAGCCTTTGCTTGATAGCCCTTAAATGTAGGACCTAGGCTAGTAGTTGTATCATCACGATTAAGAACAAACTTGTAGGCTACATACTCTTGTGCTGTATCAGGGTTGTTAGTACCAACCTCAACTGCAGTTACTCCTGCTTCGTAGGTAATATGGTCATACTCAACACCATCTTTATCTACAGTTTCAAGTACTAATGAACCATAAGTAAAGTCACCACGAGCAAGTAAACGCTTAAAGTTCTTAGGCTCAAGGGTTCCGTATCTGATATATCCTGTAGTTATATAACCAGTAGGCAGCAATGTAGACGCTGCTTCTAAGTATGAATAACCAGGCTTGCCAACAAATCCAGTAGTTACTGCAGTAGATGCAATAGTTCCAGATGTAGCAGTAGTGTAGGAAATTGTATTTGTAGTTACCGAG